TCTTTTTTTGGTGTGTTGAATACAGGAAAGCCATAAGAATCAATGTAGCCTTCGTAGTTCCATTCCATAGGTATGAACAAAGAATAGAGTCCTGAGCGAGTCTGTCCATTGGCGTTTCTTTGTGTAACGTCTGAATCATTGTAAAGTTTTTTAAAATTATCTCCTCCTTTATCTAAAGCATTTGATGTTGATCCCATCATGCACTTACCTATAATTCTCGAACCTAGTCTTAAACAAGTTCTTGTAACCCTCCAGTTATTTAATATATTGGTTGGTCTTTCCCACTTTCCACTTTCATCGTGTACTAGTAGTTTTAGTTTTTCCCCGTCATAGGAGTTGTCCCCTGTGTTCTTCCAGTCGATCGTTGTGTCAAGTCCCGTGATCTCTTGGAGCTTCTCGTTCGAATCGAGCTTACGCCTTGTGAATTTTGACGCGGGTACCCTGTACGCGAGCTCTGTTTTCGGCCTGTCCATACCGTCTTGTATTGGTTTGAAGAAGAAGGGATAGTTGACTGATATCGGGACAACTTTGTCAGTAAACATTTTCTTTGCATCGGGTCCAGATTTCGAGAGTATACCAAAGCGTGCATCTGTAGATATTGTTGCTTGGTTAACGGTCTCCCCGCTTGCCATGAACGAAAAACCGGATCTTCTATTCTTAAGGTAGCACATCCCGTATGAACGCTTGTCCGCCTTGCAAGCTTCCCAGAATATGTAGAATAATCTGTTTGATTCCCTAAAGTCTGGTTGCCCAACGTCAATCTTGCTCCACTGCAAGTACATATAGTTAGTGCCAGTAATATAAGTAGGCTTGTCTTTGTTAATAAACCAAAAACCTTCTTCACGCCTTGTAAATTCTTTATCGATGTAATCATACCATTTTTCTTTAAAATCTAACGGGTATTCTTCCCAGTCAAATACGGATTTAATTTTACTTAATTCTTTTGGGTATTCAGTGTGCGACCATTTGTTATCTTCAAAAGTAACAACATCATTTTCTTTTGGCAAAGCTATCACGAGATCTTGTATCTCATATATTTCACCTATTTCGCCAGTTTTACTTATGACTATTAAGTCGTGTTCTTCGTTGTACCCATATTCCCACTTCTTATACCTATTCATTCTTTTAAGAACTTTAGGCTTTACGTGGTCTTCTAATACTTTATATAAAGTTTGCTCGTACATTATTTAGATCTCCCTTCTGCAAATCCTCTAAAAGACTTTTCTTCTTTTACTTCTACAGGTTTTTCGTTTAACAAGTTTTCTTCAGCTTCTATTCTATTCAATATTTCAAAAGCATCGAATATAGCTAGTTTTTTTGTAGCTGCAGCATTCTTTAATCTATCTGCTGATATATCGTCATCTGAATCAACAATAGCTTCTTTAGCCACTTTGATTAATTCCTCAACTGCTTTTTGCCCAGCTTGGATTATATTCAACTTCGTTTCCTTGGTGTTCATATTTAATTACGATATCATTAGATTTCATACAGTATAGTCTTTTACCTTCAATTAAAAACTCCCATTCTCCGTTTGGCGTGTAACCAACCAAGTCTCCTGAGTTTATTCCTAGCGCATTTAAGGAGCTATTGTCATATTTTAATATACCAACAAGGCTTCTTTCTTTATCTAACGTTAAAGACTCTGTATCTTTTATAGGTGAAATAAAGCATCTGTCTCCGAAAGACTTCCACTTATCACCTTTATTATATAAATAGATTTGATCTATAGCGCAAAAATGCAAATTATCTTTGAACCAAGATCTACTTTTCTTTTTTCTTCCCTTCATGTCATAGAATACTCTAAACACGTTTTGGTGTATAACGATTATATCACCAATATCAATACCAGTATTAAAAGCTTTAGGTGTTTCTACTACTCTAGCTAATCTGTTTACAAACTTGAAGTCTTCAATCTTTGTATTTAAAACTAACTCTTTATCACCTACTTTTATTTTGTTACTGTATTTATCGCCTAATGGCTCTACTATAAAGTCGTATAAACTTTTCAATACTCTAAGTCATATTCAACGGATATTGCCATGTGAGAATTGAATTTCTTCCATGGCATTACCTCGTTGTTTTTCTTAATGTGAATATTGTAAGAGTTATCAGACTCGTCAAGAAGTATGTGTGAGATCTCGTGACCGCCATAAACTTGTTGACCTACAGAATAATGCATAGCGTCATTCTTGTAGTCAGAACCAATACTTATTTTTCTTACAACTGAAGACATTCTAAGCTTTTGTTAGTTTAGATTCTTCTTCTTTACTGATAACCTCATACTTACCAGTCTCTAAGTCTATATTAATTGGTCCGTATTCTTTCTCCAATTCTGACTTAAATTCTTCTACCTTTCTATTAACCCCAGCCACTTCGTGTAGAAGACCATGCTTTTGGGTTTCTATCAAACCTATTTGGTTAACCAACTTTATCAAGTTGTCTTGGTCTTCGTTGATTCTTTTTAATTGTTCTTCTGTAATTTTACTCATTTAATTTAATTTAATTGTTTATAATAATATATTTACACTTTTTCAACTGTAATTACCGTTTACTAGTCTACAAACTAGTATTTTCCTTAATTAATTATGGTGTTATATTGTGTTCTTTTAAAACCTTAATCCATTCCTGTTCGTTGTCATAAAAGTCTATTGGCTCATATTCAGCCGAAAAACATTGGTTTGTGTTTATAACATTATAAGAAATAACTTCGTCTCTATCGTTTGACGTATATATTATATAATATAATTCGACGTCGGGATAACATAAATCTGTTTTTTTTAAATCAATCATGTTTTATTTTTAAATTTGTCCACCATCAGTTATTAGCATTTTACCAGTTGCAACTAGGTTTGCTCTAGCTGTAGAGCCATTTGATGAGTATTGCACGGATCCAACGTTTAACAAAGTATAAAAAGTTACACCGCTAGGAACGTATGTTGCATCAAGTCTATTTAAAAGTAAGTCGTATTGTTCTGTGCTTAGCTGTTTTTGATTTAAATTGTTGAGATCATAAAGAAAAATACTTGATACAATTTCATTTTTTCCTATACTGCTAAAATCGTTATTTGGCCCAAAAATAACACCTTCGTTTAAATTAGGGCAATTGTCAGCAAAACTTCCAAACTGAATAAGATTGCTACAATCAAAATCACTAAAATCTAAAGTAGTAAGTAATGGCATATTATTAAAAGAACCTGAAAAATTAGCATTTAACCTATAAATCGGATTTTGATTGGGGTCGGTAGCTGGGTCAAAAGCTCTTATATTTAAAGTTGAAAGATCAACATGAGTTAATCTACTATTATCAACTAACATATTAGAAGTATTAACCCAAGTTATTGAGGTTCCAAAAGATAATATTTCTTTAATTCTTGCTTTTGCATCTACACCATAGTTGAGTAAATTTTCTAATACCTGACTCTCAATAGGTTGATCAGAGTTAGTAATATTGTCTATAGTTATAGTGTAATCTCCCGCGGTTGAATAATTACTTGTGATAAAACCTGTAGTGCCAGTTAAGGAAGTTCCATCTCCCCAATCAACATCCGCAGTTCTACTAATTAAGCCTTGTACTGTTAAACCCCCAACATATTGGTTGAGGCCATCAAATTCATAAACAAATTGTAATCCAGTTGATGGGCCTGGCGGTGTTGGACCATCTCCACTTTGAGGTATCATTGGTATACCCATACCATTTGCGTACCAGCTCATTCTAGTATAACGCTATAATTTCACTAGCACTAGTATCAGTAGCTAGTACGTAGTCAACGATTACAGGTATAAAAGAACCTGCTACAATCCCTTTAAACACCACAGCGTCAGCTAATGTTGGGTTTGCAGTTCCTGCTATTATTACTGACAAGTCTCCACCCACGCCAACGTATAACGCAGCTGAATTTAATTTAGTTGCTGATGATATAGTGTCTGTTGGTGTTACCGTTGCTGCTCTTGTTGCGAACTCCGGTTGGTTACCGTATTGTCCCATAGTTTTTTATTTATTTATTTGTTATTGATTTTGCTTTTTCCCAAGTACGACCCACAAAGTAAGCTCCGTATACGGTTACTAGCAATGTTTGAAATATCGGTATATATTCTTTAGCTAGTCCAAACTCACCGATATTACCATCAAAGAAAGCTAGAGACGTAAAGATTACAGTTAAATATATTAAGATAATTGGTCTAATGTTTTTACTTAAAAAACTATCAGACTTCATATCTGCCTCCCAACGCTTACTAACCTCTAATTGAGCTTTAGTATCTGCGTCTTCTAATATCTGTTGTATTTGCTTCTTTACTTCTAACCTTTCTTCTTCGGTCGTAGTAAGCTTGTCGATGACGTTACCAATTTCTTTAATAACGCCACCTGATAGCCATTGAATTATTTTTTTCATTTATTCTCTTTTCATTAATACAGTGCTGTTTTCATCTCCTGTAAAAATACATTGTAAAGTATCTTCGTCTATAACAGTGTAAGACATTCCAATAGTATAACCATTTCTTGGGTTATATATTGAAGTAGTCATAGTAGTATCTGTTTGACTTAGTATTACCTCGTTAAGTGTAGCGTCTTCCTTAAAACTATAATTAATAATCTTAACCACAGCGTAGTCGCTAACTAACATCACTGTTTTATATGATGAGCCTTCCATAACCCAAACACCTTCAAATGCTTCTTGAGCTTTAGAGGTTAGTACTGCAAAAAATAAAGCTAATGTAATAAGTAATTTTTTCATAATATTAAATTTAATTGTTATAATATTATAATTACATATAATTACTAATGTTTATTTTTTAGCCTTTCTTCTTATCTCTTTCTTGCTTAGCTTTTCTAGCGGCATCTAACTTTGCTTTATTAGCTTCTCTTTTAGCAACGTTTTCAGGTTTATTAAACTCTTCTTCTTGTCTTGCTTTATATCTTTTCTTAGCTTCAGAGCCTTTTAAGTTTCTAGGATCTTGATCCGAATCAAGTGCTTTTTGAGCATCTGTTTTAGGTACGTATGTACCACCAGAATCATATCCGCCTCCAATAACAACCTCACCTGATTTACGGTCTTTTAAAACCTGACTATCACGAGTAAGTCTAGTAGTTTTATTTAACTCTACGTCTGCTCTATTTGGCTGAAAACCGCTTCTTTGATCTTGATATAAAGGACTTTTTCCAGATCCTCCCACATGTAACGGTGATCCAGCTGCAATTGAGTGTTTTGAAATCCAAGATCCGTGAGAAGCGATTGGATTATCTTTTAATAAGTTTTTCTTTTCTTGTTTGTTAGATTCCATATTTGTTTTTTTGATGGGTGTTTCTGTTACATGTTTAGCACCAGAAAATTTATAATCATATCCTGGGTACATTACTTTTGTATATCCTCGGTCGTCAGTACCTAGTACTTTAAAGTCGACTCCTTTCATTGTTATATCGCCTCCTTGTATAATATTCTGAGGTTTGTTAACGTCAGGGCTGTTTCTTAAATAACCTGTCTTAGACGTCTTCATTATGCTCTTCTATATGCCTCAGCTTCCCAAGGCAGGTTTTTAGCACCTTCTTTCATTTGTGCTCTTGAATATTTTTTACCTTTCCAGTATACGTATTTATCGTCGTAATCTAAATCACCTCTATCCATTTGTTCTAAATGAATTTTTTCGTGAGCAACTACATCTTCTACTTGGTCTGGATGTAAATCTTTGTTTATGGTTATAGAACCATTGTTATTAGCTTTTCCCATAACACCATCTTCCATATCTACTCGATATATTGGAGTGTTGTCCATGTGGAAAGGTGGATTGTTTAGTTTGAAAGCCATATTTATTTTTTATAAGGAAACGCTTTATTAAGTATTTCTTTTCTTTTTACGCAACCACAAGGTTTTTTAGTTAATTCAGATACTTTTTCTACAACTGCTTTTACACCTGTAGCTTTAGTTATTTTCTCAATTGTATCACCTAATCCTTTTGATTTCATATTATTTAATTAAAAAAACCTTGCGAGTTTTTAAGCCCGCAAGATTTATTGGTTTTAATTACGCACTAAAATTATAGTCAATAATCTCTAACGTAGTGTGAAGTGTTATAACTCTACCTCCAGGAGCGGCTGTTATAGCGTCTTGTATTTCAGCTAGCATTTGCTCAACGTCGGCGTTAGTTGCTTGTCCGGCGTTTACGCTTAAAAATCCAGTGTTTACGTCATCACCCAATGAGTCTTTGGTAGATGTTGTAGCGTATATTCTAATACCAAAGTTGTTAGCAGTTACAAAGTTTGTAATGTTATCTAAATTAATAACGACAGGAGCTCCGCTTTTATAATTAGGTGCTACGTTTGTAAGTTTTAATAGTTTCATTTTTTATTTTTTTAGTTAAGGTAAGAGAATGATGAAATTTCCAAAGTCGTGTGTATTGGAATAACACTAGCGCTAGGAGCTGCTGTTATAGCTTCGTTTACTTCTTTAGCAAACTCACTATAATCAAAGTCTTCTGTTAAAGAAAAAGAACCTACGTTTTTTTGCCCTCCTTGAGCTCGGCTAGCTTCGCTGTTTAAGTTTACTACTAAACAACTAATTTCACTGTCATCAGCGTATATCGATATAAGATTTTCGCCATTTAATACTATTGGTACACCTCCTTGGAAACTAGAGGCTACGTTTGTAAATTTTAATAATGCCATTTGTTTTTGTTTTTGTTATTGTTTTTATTATTTGTTTTTACTATTGTCCGAATTTGTTAAAATAGTTTTTACCAGTTAAAAATGGATTTTTTATTTCATATTCACCATCTTTAAAACCTTTAAACTCTTTATCAGTTGTTTCTTTTAGCTTTTTTGAAACTTTTTTAGTTTCACCTTTGAACTCAGCTTCTTTGTCAGCTTTTGTTTTACCGCCTCTTGGCGTAAAAGCTGCAGCTATGTTATCTTGCAATCTTTGAAAATGTGGAGCTGTAGAAACGTAGGCATACATACCTAGTGGCGAATCAGTTTTTTCAACTGAATCATCGTAGCCATCATCTCCAGCCCACCTCTGCGGGTCTGTGGACTCGTAGTTTGGTCCGTCTGTCTCTGGATTTAGCTTATTTAATATTTCAGCGTTTTTTCTCATATCTACTTCAGCTCTTCTAGTAGACTCATTTAGTTTTTTCATAGTAAATCCTTCAACAGGATTTTTAGCCATAAATTTTAGTTGAAATGGTGAACTCATATTATTTATATACTTTAGCGCGCTGTGTAATTGGTCCTCCTCCGTGACCACAAGGGTATTTAGAAACCTCTAGTCCATCTTTACCTGAGCTAGAACCTTTTCCCATTGGAAAACCTTCTTTGCTTAATGGTCCGTCCCAAATAGCATTTTCACCTACTTGACCAGCTAAATCTACTTTTAGTTGCTTAATGTTTTTCATAGTTTTATATTTTTTTGATTTTACCAAAAGTTTGTGTCATTTTCATTTTTGGATTTTTAAGATTATATATAGCCTTATCTATTTTTTTATTTGCTTGATTAATAGAATCTCTTACAAAACTACTTCTCTTATACCCTTTAACTGAAGTGTCTTTATCTGCTTCAGTAATTACTTCATCTTGAGTCTTTCCTCCAGTGTTTAATCTATCAGGGTAAGTATCTGGTTCATTATTGTTAGGTGTTTTTGAATACGACCTTTGACATAAAGCGCTTTGTCTTTGGTTAACGCTTCCGTAGATACCTTGAGCAGCTCGTTGTGCTTGACTGTTAAAAACTGGTTTAGCATTACCTAAAGTGTTTGAAGGAGCGTTTTGTTCTAACGCTGTTATTCTACTTTCCACATCTCCACCACCTTGAGTATTAACCCCGCTCAACATACCAGCGTTAGGTGTTGCGCCAGCTAAAGCTCCACTAGTTGTACTAGTAGCAC